TAATGACCAAGAAGTCATTGACGCTGGTCTTTCTCCAACCATATTTTCAGACATTGAAAAGGTAATGCCAGAAGCAGTTGCTTCAGTTCACGACCTTGACCCAAAAACAATTTGTAAGATTGGGTACCACACACAAAAGTGGGAGCCAGGAGCATACGCAAGAATCCACTCCGACAACACAGATGCCGAAGGAAACTCAGGCGCGTTTACAAGAAGCCGTTACGCAGGCTTTCTGTATCTTAATGACGATTTTGAGGGGGGACTTTTACAGTTCCCAACACAAAACATCTCCATTAAGCCAGAAGTTGGAATGCTTGCCGTATTCGACGGCGGGTTTAATAACATGCACGAAGTAACCCTTATCACAGGTGGGGTAAGATACACCATTGGATCTTTCTGGGATGACCGACAAGAGTCAGACTACCCACAAGAAGTAAGAGACGCTTGGGCCGAAGAAATGAAGGCTACTAGAGCTCAGCAAGAGATTGAACGAGCAGAGTGGCAAGATCTTCTAAAGCAGGGTTGGAAGTTAGATGCTGCTGGAAATAAGTACAAAATAGAAGATATTGCAAATGATTGAGTCTTTTAAACAACAGCTAATAGATAGTGGATATGTAGTTACAGATATTACTCCAGAACTATTCTCTGTTGAAAACTTTTTATCAGAAGACCAACTAACTACTTTTTGGGATATTATCCATAGTACCTCTCAAGAAGATTGGGAAGTAGAGTACCACGCAAACTTAAAGTACTTTTGCATGGAAAAATTTGGCAGAGATGACGTAGAGAATTTGGTTGCTGAGGGTAAGTTTGAAATTACTCAAAATTGGAAAGATAAAAACTTTAACATATTACATCATGGGATCCATAGGCCTTTATATGATGGACTAAACTCAATGGTAGTCAAAGCTGACCCAGAACTAATTTTAAGTGGTCTTGCGACAATTCAAAGAATGCAGCCTGGTGTTGAGTTAAAAGCCCACACAGACCAGCATACGGACCCCTCAATTAAGTACGCGACAATTGTATACATTAATGATGACTATGCAGACGGCGAGATATTCTTTCCAAAACTTGATATTAAGTTAAAACCTAAACCAGGAACTATGCTATTTTTTCCAGGAAACGAAGAATATGAGCATGGGGTCAAGCATGTAGGGGATGGACCAATAAGGTACGTTCTTGTTGGATTTATTAAAGAAAAAGACCACTATGAAAAAAATAAATACTAAGGGGGAGACAGATGAATAGAGAAATTCTAGACCCAAAAGCATACTACTATACAGATGCTATTGAAGATTTTGATACTTTTAAAAAAGTTTGGAAAGAGCTAGATACTCTTGAGCAATACCCAGAGTCAGGCGTAAATGTTTGGAACATCTGGACTGCCTCTAATGATAAAGATTTTATCTACGGGGAAACAAAGACCTTTGATATTAATGCGATAAACCAGCTTAGTCCAATTTTTTCTCCGCATTCAGCCGAAGTAGCAGAAAAAAGTAAATATATCTACGACGCTATTATGACTACAATGTATAACGTTTGCAAAGACTACGCCTCTTCTTTAGGTGATTTTGACGAGCCAAGGCTTTTTCCAACTTTTAATATAAAAAAGTACAACACTGGAGTGGGCATGGGCGCACACTTTGACCAGTTAGATGGCGATAAAACACTAAGATATTCATTAGTTATGTACCTAAACGATGATTGTGAAGGCGGAGAAATCTCTTTCCAATTAAAAGATTATGATGGCGGATGGACTAGTGCTGACGGCTTTTCTAAGGGGTCAGCACCAGCTGTAGACCTAGACTATGATGTATCTGTTGCAAATAAAGCAATTGATTTTGGATTAAAGCCAAAAGAAAATAGCGTCATCATATTTCCAGCATTTCCACCATATTTTCATACGGCACACGTTGTAAAGTCTGGTTTTAAATATATGATTCCTGGTCATTGGATACATAACAACATGGATCTTAATAAGAATCAAGGTATGTAATTGAAAACAGCTATTGTTACTGGGGCAAGCAAAGGCGTAGGATTAGCGACAGTCAAACGCCTATCTGAAAATGGGTACAAGGTCATTGCTGTTTCAAGAAACCTCTCTAAAGTATCTGAGCTTGTATCCGATAACGTTGAGGTATACCAGCTTGATGTTACAGACTCTAAGGCAATAGAGATATTCTTTGAAAAGTATAAGGATATAACACTAGACCTTTTAGTTAATAATGCTGGTGGTGGATCGGCACCTACCAACATTATTCATGAGACCCCAGAAAACTTTAGAAAAGCCTATGACATAAACGTCACTGGGCCCATGTACTTATCCCAATTATTTGTGCCTTGTATGGAAAGATCACAGTCACCAACTATTGTCTTTATTACTTCCTTTGGTGGTAAAGTGCCCTATCGCGGTGGAGGAAACTATACAAACGCCAAGAGGGGTGCGCGAGGCCTAATCGATACTATGAGGCTTGAGTTCCCACAATTCGGCATTAAAATTACAGAGATCTGCCCAGCAACGATTGATACTCAAGAACAAAAACGAGACCAGGCATTGACTGCAGAGGATCTGGCAGAATCTATTTACTGGGTAGGGTCATTACCAAGCCATGTTAATGTAAATGAGATTGAAATTTGCCATATTAACAGCAGCAAATACTAACCCTCCCCCCCGTTAGGCTATACAAAAGGGGTCTTTTTTAGTATCGTTGTGCCTATATAATTACTAAGGAGCATCATGGTAGCCAGTTACCCAACTACAGTCCGAGATTATTCGGCACGTACTGACCTTGTAGACATCGTCGTTGCCGATAACGTTAACTCCTTGCAAGAAGAGGTGCGGGCAATTGAAACAGCCCTTGGTGTTTCATCTACTGGAACTAGCCCTCTGGTCTCCACTTTCTCTGGTACATGGAGTTCAGCTACTACCGCTTGGGGCACACTTGGGGCCCGCCTTCTAAATATTGAGGCCGGCCTTGTAAACGGTCTCGGCACAAACTCACCATACGTTATAAAGACCGGCGGTAGTCAGGTCCTTACTGCTACAAACGTAGGACTATCTTTAAAAACTGGTACTGGAACCCTTGCACTTCTTGAGACATATACTTCAGCAAACGTTTTAGGATTTAACGTAAACCACCTTGGTATTCCAAAAGTAGGGACAAATAACGTTCTCTATGTAAATAGTACCGAATACAATGCGCTAGTCAGTTCTTCTCTTGGCGCACTTGGGCTTGGAACTAACGGTCAGGTATTAACTAGCAGTGGTACGGCGGCGTTTTGGTCTACCCCAGTATCATCATACGTTGGGCAAACAAACGGTGCTGTTACAACTGCATCAACTAGCTCCGGAGTAGTCAGAAATATTTGGACATCTACCAGTGCTGCACCTACTGGGGGCATTGACGGGGATATCTGGATTGTATACGTATAATGCCTGGAAGAGTACGGGTAAGCGGCGCCTTTAGAAAAACATCCGCAATTAGAGTAAAAGTTGCAGGTACTTGGAGAACTGCTACTCACGCATACGTAAAAATTGCTGGTGAGTGGAAACAATGGTTTACCGTTGGGGCAGTCGACACTTTTACACGAACAACTACCTCTAACTTAGGCACGTCTGAATCTAATATTGCATGGGCTTCACGTTTTGGTACTTGGACCGCTAATGGCTCTGTGGCTGTTTCAAGCAACGCAGTTTCTTCTGGAACTGCTGGGGCGCTGTCTTATGTAGATTTATTGAGTAAAGACGCGACAACATCTGTTGGCATACCTAACGCCGGTGTTGGCGTAGCATTCTGGGTAACATCTGCGGGATCTTGGTGGGCCGCCCACCTTACTAGTGATCAAACTAATACTACCGTTACCTATCCATGTAACTGTGTGTGTAATGGGCACAATCAAACTACTTGTAATACTTGTACAAATCCTGCTTTTGGAACATATAGCTGCCCAGTAACATACCCTGCTACAAGCAGTACTAGTGCAGTTCTTCAAGGAAACGCAACACTTGTAAATGGCCCACTCGTATACGCAGGGCCTGCAACCCCTACCTATACATCTCAGAATCAAGGGGCTGCAACAGTAGGATCGACAACAACTTATGGTAGTACAGTAGGCGCATCAACTTCTTTCAGGTATTGCCCAGGTGGTGAAAGTCAATACTCCTGTAGTGGTACCTTCTTTAGCACACAGTGCTATACACTAACCTATAGTTGTACTGAAGGTGTTCTAGACGGTACCGATTGCTACGGCGGTCGCTACGCTGGCCCATACTTAGGCCCAGCAACTTGTTCAGGAACTTATTACACTGCTTCAATTGGCTATAACTGCGACGGGTTAAGCTGCTCTTCAGGACAAGTAGGGCCATCTCCTGGTAGCACTATTGGTAGATCAGTAAATTCGTGTTACTGTGGAACTGTTAGCAATACCTACAGTTGTTCTGCTTATCCCGGTTCAAGCTTAATCGGAACAGATTGTTATGCAAGCGTTTTAACTGGTTATAGCTGTCCTTCAGGCCAAACAGTTAGCGGATCAGGTTGTTACACAACCTCAAGTTCCTATAGTTGTAGCGCTTTTCCTGGATCTTCCCTTTCAGGTACACAATGTTATACAAACGTTACCTCATATTCTTGCCCTAGTGGCGGATCTTTAAGTGGAACAAATTGTATAATTCCACAAACCTGTAATAACTCTGGTACTAGCTGTGAGCATTGCGGTAGTACTACAGCATTTGTTAGTGGCGGTACGTACCCTAACTGCGACTCTTATGGGTCTACTTGCCAGACCTGCAGCGGTGGGTATGTTACTAACAATTATTATTTACAAATTATCTACTCTACTGCCAGTGGTACTGCCTACACGGTTTCTAGCACCTCAAGCGCGTTGGCTTCTCAGCCTACAAGTATTCAAGTGTCTACAGAGGGCAACACAGCAACAGTTACCCCATATAATGGCTCTACCTCTTTGGGGGCCGTTACCGCAACAAACACAGGGACTAAGGGTAACGGCTTCGGTATTATAAAGGCGTACTCGGGAACAGCCAATCAAGCTAGTACAGTAGATAACTTTAATTCGATTCCGTTAGACTTGCAAAACGTGGTAGAATAGTATTAACGAGGGAGATATACCATGGCTGATCCGTACGACCGTCCTGCACGTCCGTGGGACCTTTTTAATAAAAATCTTGGTAGAGTTCCTGAAACAGTGGCCGCGGATCGCTATGCTATTTGCAAAGCATGTCCAGAGCTATTGCCTACAGGAAACTGTAAAGAATGTGGTTGCTTCATGTCGGCAAAGACAAAGCTACCAAATGCATCATGTCCACTACACAAATGGGAACAAGTCCGAGTCTCTTATAAGGAAGAACAATGACAACAAACCAACAGCCAGCAACCCCACCAGTTAAAATAGCTTTTGTTATTGATAATCAAGTGGTAGACGTCCTACATACAGATGATCGTTTAGGCGCTATATTTTTAAGCGATCCAGTAACAGTAGACGTTACAGATCTCTTTAATGAGAACAAGATGGTGTTTCCTGGAGATACCTATAACCCAGATACAAAAGCATTTTCAAGGATCTTAGAACCAACTACACCTACGGAGTAAACCTATGCGGGGAGACAACAAAGAGGGTCGGTTCAACATACAGTACGAACGCGGATCAAGCGTTTCTGGTACTACAGCTGAACTTGTACAGACTGTCGGTACTAACGTCGACTGGTGGATCTATGACTCAGCTAGTAGTCAACTAGATCCTATATACGATGTTGGCTCATCTTCCATATCTGGTGGTCGTAAATGGAAAACCCCATTTACAATACCTGTGGTTAACGCACGTATACAGCAAGGCGTATCTGTTCAAAATGACCGTGGTTTCTATAACACAGATATAATGACAGTTACTATTAACGTAGATGTGGTTCAAAACCACCTTAATTTTTATGGCGCAAATGCTTCTAACGCCCGCCAGCTATCTACTATAGAGGTTAATCCAGATGCCTATCTGCGGGATCGTATCGTATTTAGGAACCAAGTGTTTAGCCCAACACAAATAAGCCTTCAGGGTATTATTAAGGACAAATATACTCTAGTTCAGATTAGCTGTGAGCAGGTCAATGCCGAAGAGCTAGTTAATGACAGCCAGTTCCAACGCTATGCAAATTACCGCGCTTTTGATGAAACTACTCTATAATAACCAAACGAAAGGTAAGAAATAATGTGCGCTACATGCGGCTGTGGGCAAAAAGATAAGACTCACCCAAAGTATGGCAAAGGCCCTCATAAGGGTAAGATGATTAAGAAAGATGTAAAGAAAGCCCCAACAAAGAAGACCTCTATGAATAGAAAGACTGGCATGTAGTGGCTAAGTACACCGAGAAGTCCGACAAGAAGCAGGATGCCAAGGACATGAAGGGTCTAACCCCGGCTCAAAAGAAGAAGTTTAAGAAGGCGGATGAAAAACACCGCAAGCCTAAATCCCAAGAGGATGACGCTAAGATGGACAAAAAGATCATTAAGAAGATTAAAAAGAAGTAGCGATTTAACCCCCGTAAGGGGGTTTTTTCGTTTATGATTGCTATTAACGCCGGAGAAATCCGGAACCCTGCTTGCAATAACCTGCGCCTTCCTATGGAGGAATTGATGATTTATTTAGCTCAACGGCTGCTCCGTCAGGAGACTGATGCCGATAAACAAGAGTTCATTCGTGGTGTTTCTAATCTAAACAATGATGGCGGTAAGAAAGTTATCGCTGGTTTAGTTGCAGGCTATATCATTGCGAATTGGCTCGGTAAAAATGCGTGAGCCATCAGTTCTAGACGAACTACATAGGTACCTAGAGTACAAAAAGAAGCAGGCTGTAAAGCCGTATACCAAAGAACTGCACAAGTATGCAGAAGAAAACTCTACTTGGCCAATTGAGATAATTAAGCAATTAAAGGTCAAATACGAAGATGGCCACCACCCTATCATCATTCCTGATGCTGTTAAAGATGAAGTATCTACTTTAGAAAATGACAACCGTGCAAGTGGCGGACTAGGTATGCTCCGTAACTTTATGTTGGAGCATCGATAATGCCATTTTTAATCAATGAAGACGCCGCCCTTAAGACTATGCTACAAGGCATTACAGTGTCTGATGCAGGTAATTCTGCACGCCCTGTTGCCGTATACTACGGTCAGCCTGACAAAGAAATTCGTCAGCAGACCTACCCATATATTACTATTGACCTTATCTCTGTGCGTGAAGATACCACTAGGGCTCACCAAG